TACCCTGCCGCCTTCACGACGGCGAGTGCTTCGGTGATTGACATGGTCGTGACTCCCTTTGGTGCGCCCGTTTGCAAGGGGCGAGTGTTCGGATTGAACACTGTGACGCGGCGGGCGAACCCGCCGCGCTTCACTGTTCAATGTTCCCCGACGTCTATTCCGGGGGCACCCCAAGGCGCGTTCGCCAGATACTGACGGACGCGGTCGGGATAACCAGTCGCGGCGAACAGAACAGGCGACGACGGCTCAGGGCCCCAGTCGCTGTTTTCCATGTCGGTGAAGCAAACGATCAGCGAAACGTCGTCGAGCGTTTCAACATGCTCGAACAACGGCCGCAGACATGTGCCGCCACCGCCACGGGGATCGAACTCGATCTCGTCGCCGGTCTTGTAGGTGTCGACGCGGTTGACTTGCGTGTCGCCGTAGATGACGACAACTTCATCGATCGCGCCATCGTCCAACGCGACTTGCGTTTCGTTCCTGATCATCTGCAACGCGATGGTGTCCATCGAGCCGCTGGTGTCGATCAGAAACGCAACGCGATTGATCCCGTCGCGTTGCTTGCCGGGAACGTACAGACCTTGGCCGACGAAGCGTCGGTTCGGTCTGTTCCACGTCTCGGACTGCAACGATCCTTGATCGAACCAAGCGCGTAGAACTTCGCGCCAGTCCTGCCCAGGATTGTTTGCGCGTTCGATGTCGCGCGAGATGTGACCCGGGAGTTGACCAACCGCCTTCGCCATCGATGCGGCTTGGCGCGTGATCCGCTCCCACTTGTGGTCGGTCTCGGCGTTGTCGGCGACGTCGTCGGCGGCGTCGAGTACTTCACCGCACATGCCCGGATCACCGGACGACTGCGGCTCGCCCTCGTCACCCTCACCGTCGGCCTCGCCAGAACCGTTCTGGCCCTCGCCTTCGGTCTCGTCACCGCCAGTGCCTTCACCGTCTTCGGACTGTTCGTCATCGGACGGCTCGTCACCATCAGCAGACCCGCCTTCACCTTCGTCCTCACCGTCGGACTCGTCGTCGCTCGACTCGTCACCTTGCGTCGGCTCGTCTTCCTGTTCGTCCGGCTCTTGCGTGTCGTCTTCGTTCTCGCCGTCGCCGTTGTCTTCGTTCTCGTCCTCGGACTCGTCGTCCTCGGGCTCGTCCTCCGGTTCGGGCTGCGGCTGCGGCTGGTCGCGTTGTTCGTCAAGTTCACGCGTCCGGTAGATGTCCTCGGCGGACATGCCCCGGAAGCGTGCGTCGAACAACACCCAATCGGGCAATTTGAAACCTTCGGCCAGCAGATCAGCGTTGATCGCATAGTCGCAAGCTTCGTTCCACTTCCGGGGATCACGATGACCACGGCGCGTGCTGTGATGGCGCGCGTCGTGCTCGCTTTCGTGCGCTTGAACGGCTTCGAGTTGTTCTTGCGTCAACGTGGCGATAAAATCGGGATTGTAGAAGTGCTGCCGACTGTTTGTCGCCATGGTCGGAACCGCGCGCGACAAAACCGGCTCGACATTAGACACCAGCACACCGTAGAAACGGCGTGCGAGGATCAGCGCGGAACGTGCCTTCATGACGCGTTCGGTCGCTTGTCTGTCGATGTCATTCATAGTGTGACTCCATTTTGAGAAACGCCCGTTTGCAAGGGGCGCAGCGTTGCGAGTGCAACACTATCGCGCGCACCGTTTCCGATGCGCGCTGTAGTGTCGTCCCGTCAGGCGAGAAACTTGCCAACCGCGGCAACGATCTCGTCAGCGCTCTTGGCGACGGCCTCGCGGGCGTCGTCGTTATCGCGAAGTGCCTGCGCGTCTTCGGTGCACAACTCTTTTGCCATGCGCTTCGTGATCGCAGTCAGCTTCGGGTCGTTCGTCAGGTTGAACGCGGGCAGAAGCTCCACAAGGTCCCTGACGTTGTCGACCAGCGAGTCCATGAAGAACTTCCGTTCCCCCGGCTTGTTGGTCTTGTACTCTTTCAACTTGCTCGCCATGTGCCCGACTAAGTCGGTGATCTGCGTGAACGTGTGCTTCATCGCGTCGTCGATCACCTTGTCGGACTGCTCGGTGATCTCGCGCTTGATGTCGGCGACGACGTCGTCGTCGAGATCAGAACGGAAATCATCGGCGTCCGGGAAAGGCAGCACAGCCAGTTCAAGACGAAACTTGTTCCTGATCTCAGATGGATCGGGATAGTCGGTCGCCTTGAACGCGCCATTCAGCGAGACCTTCCGTTCCTCGATGAACTTCGGATACTCGGCGCAGAAACGATCGGCCGCCTCCTGAAACTTGCGTTTCAGAACACGGAAATCGTCGGTGAACTTGGAATACAACGCATTCGGAAGAATGCGCGCACCCTCGTCCGCCCATGGTCGCGTCATGCTGTAGTGAAGATGGCGAGCTTGCGAAACAAGCGACGACATCTCGGCCAGACGTTCGGCCTCGATGAGCAACTTGTTGTATCGACCGGCGTCCTTTTTCGCTGCATAGCGGCGATTGGTTTCGTCGGTGATTTGCTTATCCAGCTTCCGTGCGGTCCATTGCGAGATGCGAACGGACACGAGCACGGTGGTGCGGGACAGAGGCGTCGCAATCTTGGTCGTCATGATAGTGACTCCATTTTGAGAACCCGCGTTTGCAAGGCGGGGGCGTTCGGATGAACACCGTGACACGGCGGGACGCGCCCGCCGTGCTTCGCTGTTCACGTCACTGGATCGTCAGATCTTGATTGTCGACCGCCCAAGAACCGTAGGCGGGCGTATTCTTCAACGTTGCATCGCGGCCGGTCGCGTCAGTCACGACAAGAATTTCCGACTCACGATTCAACCGCTTGGCATAGCGGATGATGTTCGGAAAATTCTTGCGCGTCGCGATGCGACCGAGACCAGTGCAGACCGCGTAGCGGCATGACGGCTCGGTGGGAACCGTCGCGCCGTCCGGGTCGGCGACGATGTCATCGAGCGAACCGAGTGAACGATAAAGCTCGATGAAGCCATCTGCCTCTGCGGCTGGTCCGTCTCCGATCAGTCCGGCGAACAAACGCAGGCGATGCTCTTTCGGAGCGTTCACATACTTTGCGGCCTTCGTGATCGAGCGCGGCGTCGGGAACGCGTTCTCGTCACCCTTCGGCATCATGTGCAGCAACTCGCGGCGCAATCTGACGAAGGCAACGAATTCGGGGGCGACGCCATTCGCGTTCGCCCACTTGGTCCACGCGTCGACGTCCGGCGTCACGTACAGATGCGCGAAGCGATTGCGCATTTGCGTCGGCATCCGTTGCGCGGATGCTCGATCGGACAACCGGTTTCCGGCGGCGATCACGACCCAGCCTTTCGGCAGGTGATATTCGCCGACGACGCCGTAGAGGATCAGTCCACCGAGCGCAGCCTGCATTTGCGGGCTGGCTTGGTTGATCTCGTCACAGAACAAGTAACCGAATTCGCCATCACGTTCGGCGTTCGGCAACTCGTCAGGGACAAGCCACCGCGTCGTTCCGGTCTTGGGATCGGGAACGGGGATGCCACGAAGGTCGACGGTCTCACGCAACGCAGCGTGAAACTCGATAACCTTGCGGCCCTTTTTCGCGGCAAGCTGATGCACGATGTCGGTCTTGCCGATACCGGGAACGCCCCACATCATGACGGGATCACCGCCATCCGTGTACATTTCCAGCAACACCGCTGCCTCGGCAATGGTGACTTCGTGCGTCTGAGAGATTGTCATTTCAGTGACTCCATTTGAGAACGCCGCGTTTGCAAGGCGGCGAGTGATCGCATGACCACTGGAATGCAGCACGCTTGCATCATGCTGCATGATCGGTGGTCAAACCGATTTAGAATTGGAGTCGTTTTCCGCAGAATTTTTGCTTCGAAGTACGTTCGGCAAGTCAGCAGCGCGGCGATCACGTCAGGGTCACTTACTACGGCGGCGATGCGCATTCAGCAACGACGGGATCGGCTTACGGCCACGCGACAAGTCGCGCGCGAAATTTGTTCTGCGGTACAGACCATTCTTTCGTCCGGTCTCAGGCTGCGAGAGATTTTCGAAATAAGGCGGGTCGGGCGATCGATGTCGCGCGGGCCTCTCTCGGTCCTTTCGTTCTACATCGGGGAAGATCAGGAGCAATCACTGCTTTCTGCTTCCATAAACGACTTCGAACTGTCCTCATTATAGGAAATTTCGACCTATCGCACAAGGCTTAAAAAAGCACGTGATTCAAGTGACTTGCCCGCGGAAAATAGGACGTCAATCTCATTGCACCGATTCGGCTGTTTTTTGCGTCTTTTCGACCCTGCGCCCATCTCGCATGCAGATTGACAGACCGCCGTCGATTGTCAGTGTTGCGCCGGTGATGTAGCGCCCAGCATCCGATGCCAATAACAACAACGCGCCGTCGAGATCGGACGGCTGGCCGAAACGTGCGAGCGGAATGTCCTGCGCGATCGTCGCGCCGCGCGGGCTGTCGAGATACCGCCGCGTCATGTCGGTGACGAACCAGCCCGGACACAACGCATTGACGCGCACATTGCGATCAGCCAACTCCATCGCAAGACTCTTGGTCATCTGGATCAGACCGGCCTTGGCGACGGCATAGGCGAGCATCCCCTTGCTGCCCATCTGACCGAAGATCGAGGCGACGTTGATGATGCTTCCTGGCTGCGTCATGCGACGCGCCGCTTCCTGCGTGAACACGAACGGCGCTTCGAGATCGACGGCAAGAACCTCGTCCCACTTCTCGCGCGCGAGATCGAGCGCGCGATCGAGGTGGCCGATACCAGCGTTGTTGACGAGGATCGAGATCGGTCCGATGTCTGCCTCGATGCGTTCGAACAGCGCGCCGATCGGACCGTGCACCACGTCGAACGGATAGGCGCAGACGGCCGCAGCGCCGGGGTTGCCGTAGGTTCGCGGCAGCAGACTCTCGCGCACCTGATCGAGCCGATCTTCGCGTCGTGCGACCAACGCCACCGACGCCCCGTGCTCCATCAGCACGCCCGCGAAGTGTGCGCCGAGACCACTGCTTGCGCCCGTCAACAACACCACTTCGCCCGTCAGATCGAAGATGTCCCGCATGTCACTTCCCCAACAGTTTCCTTGCCACCTTAGTGTCGATCGGTTTGCCGACGAATTCGAACACGGCACACGGACGACCGCCGAAAGCGAACGGCGTGCCGTCGTGAGTATAGCCCGCTGACGGCGATGAGAATTTGCCCGGTTTCTTGATCAATCGCCATTCCGGGCTGCGATCGAGGGAGCGAATGTGCGGCGGATGCGCAGGGTAGCCGTGCACGGAATAGCCGAGCGCGCGATAGGCTCCGCAGACGACGCTTTCCAGCGCCATGACCAGACCGAGTCCCTGATAGTCCGGCAACGTCACGGCGCGTGAGATGCCCCAGAGGTCTCGGCGTTTCGGATGTGGTCGATATAACATGGCGATGAACGACGCAGGCACGCCCTCGACGAACAGACAAAAACAAGTCGCGGCGGGATGCAGTTCGGCGGTCAGATAGTGAAACGGTGCGAAGAGTCGCCACGCCGCGTAATCAACCCGCGCAATCTCGACATCGAGAGTGGGTCGTCGTTGAACCGCCCTCCATTGGAAAGTCATCGTCGCTGGCTCCAACATCCAATCCGGTTGAAGCCAATCGATCACATCGTAATGACACGTGATCGCGACGAACTTCCGATTCCGTTTACGGACCATCTTTTGCGCGGCATGCGAGCCGATCTTGGCAACTTGCCGATCGACCACTGACGAGAACTCGTCGATCACGACGGGATCAGCATCCTCAAGCAGATGCCGCGCCAACTCGACGCGGAAACGTTCGCCGGTCGAGAGTACCTTGTACGGCTTGCACCACGCCGGGATCGTGTTGAACCCAACCGCGCTGCACGCCGCGGAAATATCCTCGATCGAATGCTTCGGATCGAAATCGTCGACGACTGCGCGCGCCTTCCATCTCAAAAAACGAGGCTCGCCGAACAGGTATTGCGCCATCGTCGATTTGCCTGCGCCGGATGGCCCGACGATCAGACCGATGTTCCAATTGTCGCGTTCGTCGAGTGGAATCTTGCCCGCCCAGCACTGCGTCAACTTTTGTCGGAGCGGGACATCAAACATTCCCGAAAGCTGTTTCACGCGCGGCGAATGATCGAGCAGAGTTTCCACCGCAATGTCGATCTTCATCATGTCAACTGATCAAGGCCTCGACCTTCAATCCCTCTCGTTTGAATCGTTTCAGCATGTCGCGCTGTTCATGTTCGTCCTTGCACCGCACGATCACCGCATAGGACAGGCCGTCAGTAAGTTGCGGCGAGGCGTCCTGATCGTTGGTGTCAGTGAAGCGCGACAACTGCGGTTGCGAGAACCCGATCAGCGGCATGTCGAATCCTGCCGTGGTCAATTCACTAAGCTCGGCGCGCAACAACGGCAGATCGTACGGCGCCAGACGTTCGCTGCCGAGTTCATTGTCTGCAATTCGATAGGCTTTCTTGTCGTCGTCGGTCCAGCCGTGCGCCTCGCCGACCATCACTTCGGTCCAGCCCAATTGTTCGGCTGCCAGCACGCGGCCGTGGCCTGCGATGATGTTGCCGCGATCGCGCGCATCGCCGCTGATCAGTACGATCTGCGTCTGGCCGTAGCGTTTCAGTGATTCGGCGATCAGATCAATTTGCTCGGGCGGGTGAGTCTTGGGGTTTCTCATATACGGCGTGAGATCAGCGATCGGTACGCGATGGATGTTCTCAACCGGCTGTTTACGTTTGCGCGACTTCGCCATCACCACCCCGTCATCCGCAGAAACTCGCGCCACGATGGCCGCCCGAGACGCAGCCACCATAGCACCCGCAATCGTTGGCGCAACAATGGCGACCAATCGGTGCGCGTTCTTCGCGCCTCGCGCAGCCACCATTCGCGATCGTGCCCCATCTCGTCGGCCCACTCGGCGCGCAACATCGCGGCGCGCCGTTTGTGATGGCTGTTGAGCCACGCGTTCGTCGTCATTTGAAGTCCTCAAAATCACGCGGCGTCATCAACGTGCCGGGCACGAAGTTCTCGCGCGGTGTCGTCGGCTGTTCCTTCTGTTCTCGTTGATTACGGAAATCATCCGCCAGTTCTTTCATGTGTCGCACCGTCGTCTTGTCATCCTCCCTGCGCTTCGATACAGCCCACGCGATGTTCTGTGATTGGACCCACATACGCGTCGCCGTGCTCGCGCGGATCGCTGGCAGTTCCTCGAAATCTTTCGGCGGCTTCGTGCCGATCCGCGCCATGTATTTGTGAAATGCCCAGCCCGGCTTGTAGCCGCGCTCGATCACCAAGCCCTTTAACTCGGCGTAGAACACCACCTTTTCTTCGTAGCCCCAACTCTCACCCTTGCGCTTGCGCTTGCCCTGAAATTCACTCAGCGATCCGCCGATGCGTTCCTCGATCGCAGGCAACGGCTCGGTGACGTGTCCGCAGTTCGGACACTCACGCTTGCCGTACGGTTTGAGATACGCGCACTTCGGACATTCCTTCGGCAGCCGTGGTTGCACATCACGCTCGGGCGCTTCCTTCGCAGCGTTCAAGGTGTCGTGCTTGATGTCGGTGACGAAGCCAAGCCGCAGATGCGTGTCGCTGTGATCGAGGACCAGCAGATCATCCTTGCCGGGGTTCTTGCGCAAGCCGCGCCCGATATTCTGTACGAACCGCATTTCTGATTTCGTCGGCCGACAGTACGAGATGCACGCGATCTCGGGCCAATCAACACCGATGCCGATCACCTCGACATTGCAGACGACCTCGACCTCGCCGCTCTTGAATGCGCGCCTGATCGCGGCACGCTCGTGCAAGGACGTGTCGCAATCCATATACGCCGCACGCACGCCCGCCTTTTCGAATCGTTGTTTGAGCGTGTCGGCATGGTTGCGATCGACGGCAAAACAGATCGTTGGACGGCCGCGCGCTTTCTCAAGCCACGTCTGGATGATGTCGGCGATCAACATCGCGTTGCGTTCACTGCGCAGCGCCTCACTCAAATCCTTTTCGTTGTAATCCCCGGCAGTGGTGCGCACGCCCGTCAGATCGGGATGGCTCGGTGCGAAGACGCGGAACGGCACTAGCCAG